CTGTATAAAGATTTCTCTAAAGCATGTATGTTATCTATACGATCAAGGAGCTCCTTAGATTGTAAGAATAAAAACTTAGTAGAAGGAAGGACATTATCTAATTTGTTAATGTCTTCATTTTTTAAGTAATGTTCAACTAAATCATGATACTTAGTTCCTCTAAATGTAGATTCTCTAGTTATCTTATTTGCCTTTTCATCACCAACTCTTTTTCTCCATTCATAAAATATTTCACGATTGTAGAAACTTGTAACTGATGTGATAGATGGATATAAATCTCCTGATGGAACTCTGTAAAATCGAGTTCCATCTATACTAGTTGCTTCTAAATCAACTTCACCTTTCAAATAATCTAAGTGTTTAAACATTACATACCTAAAGCAATTTTAGTAAGGAGATAATTACGCACAAGGCCAGAACGGACAATATCATTAATATCAAATTCAATCGATTCAAAATCATCAACCATAGATAGGATAATTTTTTTGAAATCTAGAATTCCGTTCCTTTCGTTGGTCTTTACAAGATCACTTTGTGCAGCATCACCACAGAAAATGATTTTTGTATTTTCACCAACTCTTGTTATTATACTATCTAATTCATGAAAATTCAAGTTTTGCATTTCATCTACTAATATAATGCAATTATCCATTGTAGTTCCACGAATAAAAGAAGTAGACCAAAACCCAACTGTCTCTTGAGTTTTGAGTGCACCATAAAGCATCTCAAAGTCCTGATCAGAAGGCATCTCAAACATATACTTTACCATATTCTTATATGGAATCTGATATAAGAATGACTTGTCCTCGTGATCTCCTGGTAAGAATCCAATCTCTCTTGTAGATACAAGAGAACGAACTACATATACTTTTTCATATGGTGTAATCTCATTTAATACATCTCGAAGAGCAAGATACAATGCTACAAATGTTTTACCAGTACCTGCTGCACCATAGGCAAAAATGTTTTTACCTTTTTCATATGCTTCAAAGAATCTTTCTTGATTCTTAGTCAATGGTTTAATATCAACCATTGCATCAGTATTAATTGGTTTCTTTCTTTTTAGTTGTTTGGCACTCATGCTACCAATCCCCGAAGAGTTTCCGTTTCCGTTTCTTTTTTTAGCTGGCATTAGAATGAATAGTCTCTATTTTTACGAACAGTTGAACCTGGTTGTCTGGATGCTCTATCCAACACTTCATTCCAACCACTGGATTTTGCTTCTCCTGTCCACTTAAACATTTCCTGAGATGCTGCAACACCTGCTTGCCAATCTTTATCCCATTCTGGATTATCTTTTCTCCATTGATCGTACTCTTTCATAGTCATAGAGAGTTCTTTTTTCTCTCTTGTCTCTTTATGTATTACTGGATATGTGGGCATAAGTTTTTTAAGTTTTGTAAAGTTATTTAGTCCCATTCAAGGGCTTCGGACACAGAGGGGAACTGTTCGGTAAACACCTTTCGGCATCCCTCTGCGATAACCATATGTTCTTTTTGTGTTCCGTGTGCTGATCTTAGATTGATATAATGAATCCAAGAACGACAAGAACCTGTCATATAGATCTTTGTAGGAGTACAAAGTGGTAATACCATTCTAGCACATTCTTTTGCCACTCCTTCTTCAATCATTTGATTATATAATGCTTGCGAAGAACTAAACAAAGTAATCATCTGACGATTCAATTTGTCAACAACCTTTGCATCAAGATCATCTATACTGTTCTGACGATTCTTTTTATCCTGTCTACGCAATTCTGGTAATTCAATCTCACCTAATTCATTACTCTTTGCATATCGTTGAGAAAATTCTTGAAACGTAAAACTGCGATGTCTTAATATCTGTGCTGCGATTGCACGAGTAGTTTCAATCTCAAGAGTCATCGATGATTGCTCAAATACTGACCAGTGATTATGCTTAATACAATACTTCAACAATCCTGCGTAATTTGGATTGTCTTGATTGTCTGGATTAGACACTCTGGCAATATGTGCCATAGTTTTCTCTGCATCAGGTGTGATGCTTATTAGATTGACGGTCATGATCTAGCCGTCATCGTCTTCGAATACTTCGTCATAATCCTGTATACCTCCTTTGGTTTCTTCATATTTAAATGAGTCCAGATAACTTGTAGCATCAGCATAAACTTCTGATTTAAGAGACTCAAGAACGTTTTCTAAATCGTGAATGATTGCTTTTAGTTTAGTCTTCTCCATAATAGAGTTTAGTTTTATATATTATAGCATAAAAAAGAAGGGGATCAACCCCTTCGTTTTATTTTCCATACAGGAAATGAATTTCAGCATTTATGATTGTGAGAAAAATAGCAGATGCTGCTAAAATCTCAATAGTTGCAATCATTTAACACTTGTAAGTTCTTTCTTTTGACTTACACCACGGTAAGTTAGATCGACCTTGTTTGCTTGCTGTTCTTTATTCCTGTTGGTGTCGTATACAACACCTCTGTATGTGACTTTTGCCATTTGGTTTGCTCCTAAAGTAGTAGGGTTTTTAAATCCCGTTCCTTCAGTCGGCTTTTGCGTCCCTACAATTCAAACCATACTTTTCACCAAAATTATAATACAAATCAATAATTTCCTGTCTATCTTCTACACTAAGGTCAGGATAGACTTTAGCACGATCAACAAGAGTATTGATATCTGTACACGATACTGTAACTATAGTAGTGACAGCACTTGATGCAGCAATTAAAATTTCAATCATAAGGATGAACGAACCCGTTCCGAGTCGGCTTACTTGCGTCCGATGATGAAAGCATCACATTCACCTTCAACTTTCGTACGAAGGTAATCTATTAAGTACTCGTGAGCATCAGAGTTTAGATCCCCATCACTGAGTATCTCAATTCTGTTGCGGTTCCAATCTGCACATGACATCTCCCAGTGGAAACTATTATGTTCAGATAGAAGTGTTGCGAGTAGTGCGAGCTCTATCATTTGGATGAACGTAAAGGTATGTTAGCATACCCACACTATATAGTCAAGCAATTATGTAATTTGTGTTACACTTTAATCTTCTTTTAATAAGTTAGTGATAGTTTTCTCGTTTCCATCCATAATCTTAATTTCGTATAAAGAAGATCGCATATACTTCTTCAATTTTTTATATTTTTTCTTTAGATTCTTGACCTCATCTGCGTTTACATCAATATTCATTTTCTTTTAGCCTTCTTTTTAGGTGCAGTTGCTTTTGTTTGTCCATCATAAGTCTTTGGATGAATGATACCTTTTGTCCATTCAATTCCCTTGACATTTTTATACTTATCATAATAAGCATCAAACACATCGACTTGTGCAGATGCTCTTACAATATCATACTTAAGTTCTTCCTTGTCATTGTAACTAACAACGAAAGAATCTGAGGGTAATTTTTTATCATTTGCTTTGTCTCGTGGACATTTTTCAAATAACAATCTAATTTTTTCATCGGACATTAGCTTCGATTCCCCCATACAATATCAGGATATGCTTCAGAAACATTTTCTTTTGTTATCTTATACTTATCATATAACTTCTTGTCTTTGACAAGACATAAAATCTCTGCATCAAGTGGATGAAGACCCTCAAGAATTTGAATGAACATAGTCTCTCTGCGAAGACCATTCAATTTATCATTACCACCTTTCACAAAGTTATACAACTTTGTCCACTCTCTACGAAGGGTTGTAAAACCTTTATTGGCATTTACAGTATTATTAAACTGCATTGTAGAGGTCTGTTGTCCTATTTTGGTAGACAAAGTACCGCTACTGTTTTGTTCATCTTTTAAACTTGAATATGGAACTTCACCTGGTGGAAGTAAAGAAATAGAACTATCATCATAATTCCAAATAAAGATTGCCTTTATAGAATTGTGTTCATACTTTCTTAGTACTTCCACTTTTTTTGCATTTGATCTCTGTTTTGATGCGAGAGACAAAACTTCAAATGTAAATGGATTGGGTGGTAGATCCACTATTGGTTGAGGAGTAGCAGCTTTCCTTGTTTGGATTGCCTCTGCTTTTTTAGATGTCTTCCTCGGTTTCCTCGTTGTTGTCATTTTCGAACCTCACTGCGACGATTTCGTCTGGGATAATGTTTCCATTTGCATCATACATTTCTGGATGATTATAAATGTTCTGTGGTGTAGTTTCATAAGAATGTTCTCTTGCGACCCATCCTACCACACCTCCGACTATTAATGCAAGAAATGACATTACTGTCGAAAGGGTTAGTGTTACTACTAAAGTTTCCATGAGACTTCTCCACTTTTAAATTTTTCTGTTTTTGATGGTAAAAGAAAACTCAAAATTAAAATGAATATCTTTCTTGAATAAAGAAAACATTTTTCTAAACCTGATACCAAAAGGTTTAATATTTTGAGACTTTGATTTTGTCCCCCCAAGTATTAATTCTACTCCTTTATTTATCTCCAAATCAGACGATTTGTTCTTCTTTAAGGTATTTGATTGTGTCAACACATCCTCCTAATTTTTTTCCGTTTAATAAAATTTGAGGGAAAGTTGTTCCATTTCCAAATTCCCCATAAAATGAATCTTTATCAAAGTGTTCACCAAGTGAATACACTGTGTATGATGCCTTGATATGATCCAATACTTGAACAATCTTACTACAGTAAGGGCATCCTGATTTAGAATAAACTGTAAAATTTTGTACGTTACTCATAAAAGTAATACACTAAAATATTATTTATTTTGGATGGCCGCATAATCTTTGTCAAAGATCTCAAGACCTTTATCTGTCAGTACGTGATGATACATCTTCTCAAAAACAGAAGGTGGCATTGTCACAATATCCGCACCATTTGCAAATGATTGGGATACACTATTCACATATCTGATTGATGCAGATAGGATTCTTGTTGTATGAATTGCTTGAACTCTAAACACTTCATCAATATCTTTAATTAGATTTAAACCTGTAATAGAGTTATCATCTAATCTACCAACAAAAGGTGAAACATAAGCTGCACCTGCCTTTGCTGATAGAATTGCTTGTGCAACATCAAATATCAAAGTCACATTCACTCTGATTAAATTTTTACATGATAGTTCTGCACAGGCAAGTAAACCATCAGGTGTACAAGGAACTTTGATTGTTGCAGAATTTGGAAACTTTG